AGCTCTCGGCTCAAATTCTGCCAAGCCCTCACGCACTCTCGGAATCATCATTGTCTGCGCTACCGGGATAGGTCTGTCAACAAAATCCATATCAAGACCAAATTCACGATACATAGGAATGGAGCCTTTTCTTGTGGTAAGAAAGAGATGACAATTTTGCAGGACTGATTTCACGGTGTCGCTTTCGCATAAGGAATACGACATCTTTTCATCAGCTCTTATTGTGTAGCTCATTAGCATCACTCCTTTGTGTATTCTGTGAGTGTAACATCTACATTGCAAGAGGTGAGGTTTCCTCTTCCGTCATAGAGTTCCAATTTTACCTTATGGCTTTTTACAAGCCAACGGTATTTGCCGTATGCTTTGTTTCCGAGCGTAAGAGGAACGGCAATGCCTCCGCGCTCATAAGTCCATATTCGGTTAAGCTCTGTCATTGGGTCAACTCCGAGATACCTTGACAATTTTATAGAAAAGGTAAAGCCGTCCGGGTCTATACTCACAAACTCCTGCAGGGCATTATCAAGATGTCTTGCGTGAGTTTGTATTTTCACAGAGCCGCTCCAAGTGGCTTTGTCTATTGTTTTGATGACCGAATCCGATACCTCGAATGCGACATCTCCAAGACTACCTATTTTCATAATTACAACGCCCCCAATACATACCCGTCTCCGTTAAAGCCGGTTTCGTAAATGCAGATTACAATATCGTCAATACTCGGAAGCCAGGGCGCTATTTTAACATTATGAGAGTGTGATGCAAAGGAGGCATCTCCGGAGCCGCCGGATGTTGCTTCTGTTCTTTGCTCACTGTCCTTTGATGGAATAAAAGGTGAGTTTTTAAGGACTTTCAGCCACCCCGATACAAAATCGTCATCAGGAAAGTAAACTCTAACCTCTCTTGTTTCTGCGTTTACTGAGCTGACCTTGCCCTTTCTAACAATTCCCTCGTTCACAAGCACCCTCCTTTGTTATCGTAATAATTCATTTACACGCTTTTGCACCGCGTTATAATCATATCCCGCCTCTGTAAGTCTGCGCTTTCTTTCTGCTCCGTTACCCCAATTACCGCGAATAACCTCACGCGCCAATTCGTCAACAGACTTTGTGGCCGTTGTGGTCGTTGTCGCAGCACCCTCGGCTTTGTCGAAGTTAAGAGCACGGCGCAGAGTAATTTGCGTAGTGTAACCGGAATTTGATATTGTGTGCTTTGCCTGTTTGATGATGTATTTACCGTCCCAAGCACCCCATCCTTTAAGCTCGACCGCCAAGCCCGCTAAAAGTGTCGGGTCGCCCGGAAAATCAAATGTTGCGGTAAACTCGTATTTGTTGTGAAGCCTCAACATCTTTTTTGCAAGTGCCAGAGCTTCGGTAGTGTTTGCTACCTTTTGCTTGATTTCAAGACATTGGTTATCTTCTTTGCTTTCGTCATAGTCTTTCACATAGGCGGTAGCGGTGATAAGATTTCCGCTTGTGTCGGTGTAGCTCACGCGGCAACTCGTATAAAGATTGTTTTTTCCTGTGTTCAGTTTATACTTTGTGTAGCCTCCGGCTTTACCTTTCAAAATGGTCTTAACACTTGCCTTGCTTTCATAAGCTGCCTGGTCGAAAATGACGATTATGTTATTTGTGATTTTCAAAGAAAAACCTGCATCCTGACTTAGCTTTTGCAAAAAGCCTATGTCGCTGATCCTGTACTGTTCCACTCTCGGATATGTCGTATCTGTGGAACATAAGAACATACAAGTCATACCGTTTTTTTCTGCGATTTCTTTCGCAATGCCTGAGAGAGTGTAATTCTCCCAAGACTTTGATTTCTTTGTCTGCCTTATCGTACTGCTATAAGGGAGTGATGTTCCTTTAATCGTTACCGTTGCAGGAGGACCTTGAGCTGATACATTGTCAAGCTCAAATTGTCCGCACTCTAATTTTTCCTCCTCGCCGTTGCCCGTCCAATTCAGCCGAGTAATAGAGGCTTGGATTTTCATTCCTTTTCCGACTTCATCCTCTGTTTGAACAGGGGTAGTTTCAGCAACAGTTCCGCCGGCTTTGCTCACTTGGCTTTCAGCAAACCAACCGAGATAACCGACACATATAGGATATGGTACACCGCTTTTCAAGTTCAAATGTGTTATTGAGCCTTTGTAGTTCGTAACATTTGCGCCCGGTTTACCCGTTCCATAACTCGAATATTGCGGTCTGCCCGAAACTGTAACCTCGTCTCCAATGTTCCAATCGGAAGAAGAAGCGGAGGAAGATGTTGAAACGGCAGACTTTTCTCCGCCACCTGTGTATATAGGTTGCAGATAGGACTCGCTCACATATCCCGTTTTATCGGAATATTTGAAATTAGCCCAGCCCTCGTCAATGGACTTTACAGAGATTACCGTTCCGTATGCAAGAGTGCCGAGCGTTTTGCTCTTTTTCTCCTTGCTACTATGAACGGCAACACCGCCTTGTGCGATTACTTTATATTGCTTTTCAACCTCTTCGACCTCACTACCTGCAGCGGCTTGGATAGCAGTATTTAACCAACTTTCAAGCCACAGATTGTCGCGGTCTTGGAGCTTAATCTGCAAATCGTCTGTTTCGTCCTCCTCGTTGTCCGTATAGGTCAACGATAAAAGATATTTACGCAGGGAAGATGTGATATCCGTCCCTGCGAAAAATACCGACATTTCGGCTCGCCTTGCTTGGTCTTTATCACTCATAGGCTCACCTGCTTCCAGGGAGGTAGAGTGTCAGCCGACACCGTTGTTTCAATGTCGGGAATAACAAGCTCAACACCTGCCGAAAAAATATATACTTTGCGATATTGTGTATTGGCATTCATAAGCAAATCGGTGTATTTCACATCTCCGAGCTGCTTATATGCAATACCGTCCCACATATCGCCCTGGATTGTAGTGTATGTTTTACTCACACATAAGCACCTCTCTTTGCATCAATTCCTGCCTCTTCAAGAGCATCAAAAACATTACCGACAACGATATCCGAAAACTCCTGAAATTTACTGTCAATATCATCCGAAGCACCGCCTTGTACTGTGAGTTGCGGAGCTATTGTGATTGTGTACTGTCCGCCCATCTTACCATAAGCGCCAACAGGTTCGACTCTGTTTGTGGCGGATATCGCGCTCATGGCCGTTATGTAGTTTTGGAATAACGGCAAGAAAGAAACAATTTGCATTTCCTCTTGTGCGCCGTTGAGCATCCTCCTTGTTTCGTCAGCAGTATATACGGTTTCACCGCCTCCGAAATACACGATTTCGGGACCTTTTTCACCGACTAAATGCCAACCAGGAGTAGCGTTTTCCGTACCCATAGCGTAACCGGTGCCTGTTTTACCGCCTCCGGTAACACCGATATTGATTGTTGTGCTTGCACTCTGCAAAGCAGTTCTGACTTGGTTTGCAATAGAAAGAGCATTCGCAACTGCGGTAGCTCCTTGTGTGGATATGGTTTCAGCATAGGATGTCATTGTGCTTTTAGCAGCCTCAATAGCTTCCTCGCTCATATCCATCTCCTGCAAGGATGTTTCCATAGTGTTGATTATTTCTTTCATTTGACCGTCAAAGTCAACCTGCCAAGCAGCAACCTCACCTGCAGCCTGTTCTCTTGCAGCTTTTACCTCGCCAACGGTATTAGCGAGCTTTGTTATGGCTTCGGTGTTTCCGCTATCCACCGCCTGTCGTAAACTTGCGGCAAATCCTGCGGCTTCTTCCGTACCGCTTTGAGCGTAAGCCATAATCTCGTTGTAGTTCTCCTGTGTAACACCTAAATCCTCAGCTGATACACCGCGAAGAACATTAACATTGTCAGCGTATGTCTGCCAGAATTTGAGCTGTGAATCAAGCGCTCTTTGTGCGCTTCCGACAGTAGCCTCCATATCGGCTTGCGCTTGGTCGAATAAGCCGTACTGTCCCTCAAAACTTTCCTTTGCCAAGGTGTAGGCAAGCGTATATGTACTTGCCAAGCTCTGCATACTGAGAGACGCGGATGCAATAGCTTCATCAAGAGCGTTCATTGCATCTATGTTCTCTATGGTAATACCGCTTGTTTCTACAATGGTTTTGAGGTATGAATCATAGTCAGCCGTTGCTTGCGCAACTGTGGCAGATGTTTCCTCTATCTGCGTTTTGTATTCGCCAAGAGCAGTATTTGAAGCCTCATACTCTGCCTTTAAACGCTTATATGTTGCTTCGTGAGGATTTGTGCCTCTACCGCCTGAATTTATCCAGAAACTATAAGCTTCGTGTGCGCTCTCGTAGCTTTCCTTTAACGACTCATTGTTTTTCTTTTCAGCAGCATATTGTGCGTTCAAGTCGTCAAGGTGCTTTTGAGCTGCCGCCCTTTCAGCATCAGCATTCATCATACTCTTTCGAGCTTGCTCTGCTTTTGCTAAATTCGCTTGTGCGGTAGCCTCATTTTTCAGCAGTTCCTCAATCTCTCCGAGACCGTCTTTTACATCCTCGTAGTTAAATGCCACACCGGGAAGAAGCTCATTGAGTTCTGCGATAATGGCTTTCATTTCTTCCTGAGATGCCGCTGTTTTATCCGTTTGACTTGCAAGCTCGGACAAACGAGAGATAAGAGCTAAAGTTCTGCCCTCATTTGTTTCGATTTCCTCAACCGATTCTCTGTTCGTGTCAAGGTTATCGTTCCAGGATTCGTTCAGCTCTTTGCTCTTTGCAATGTATTCCTCCAAAGTCTGCTTTTGTCCCTCAAAGGATTCAGTAAGAGATTCAATTCTGTATTCAAGGTAATATGCCTCTTCGGAGGTTTCCTTACCTGCATCACACAGAGCCTTGTATTCTTTTTCAAGGGCTTCAATCTCCGCCTGTTGCTTTTCGGAGGATGCGGTCAGTTTTTCAACCTTTGGCTCTGTACTTCCGGCCATAGTCGCAAGAGAGCCGATAGCTGCAACAAGACCGATTATTGCAGAACCGGCAAGCAAATAAGGATTTGCTTTCATAGATGCAGTGAGCGCATCTGTTGCCGCCTTTGCAATTTTTGATACGGCTATGTAGCCGACCAATGCAACAGTAAACGCACCGACACCAATGCCAAGAGCCGTTACTGCTTTTACAAATTCGGGATTGTTTTTAACAAACTCCGTTATACTGTCGAGCACATCAGAGCCAACTTCCGAGAGTTCCGCCAATGTCGGTGTGAACACATCACCGATTGCGACCTGCAAATTACCGTAAGAATTACGGAGCATTTTGAGCTGACTTTCTGTTGTCGCATATCGTTTACCCGCTTCGATAGTAAGAGCCGTGTTTTCATCCCACGCTTTATTTGCAGTTTGGATTGAATCTCCCAATGTATCAGCAGCCAAGCCGAGACTTTTCAGCATATTGGACTGACGAATGCCTGTCAATCCTAATTTTTCAAGCACTAATACCGTGCTTTCGCCTTGTGCATCAAGACCACCAAGACCGGCTATAAATGCCTGTAATGCTTCAATCGGGTTTGAGTTCCAAGCAGAAGAAAATTCAGCCGCAGTCATACCGGCTATTCTTGCAAATTCTGTAAGCTCTGCGCTCTGTGTTGCAACTGCCGTTTCGATTGCGTTCAGCGTTTGTGCCATTGCAGTACCGCCCGCTTCTGCCTCAATACCAACAGAGGACATTGCAGTAGCAAGCGCCATTATTTCCGCTTCTGTCAATCCTGATATTGTACCGGCAGAGGCAAGTCGCGTTGACATAGCAACGATATCCGCCTCAGTTGTGGCGAAGTTATTACCCAAATCAACAACAACGGAGCCGAGCCTTGAATAGTTGTCTGCAGATGTTCCCGTAATGTTTGCAAATTTCGCAAGGGATGAAGCCGCGTCATCAGCTGAAAGGTTTGTCGATTCGCCCAAGTCAATCATAACTCGGGTAAATGCAAGGACATCATCTGTCGCAATACCAAGCTGACCTGCAGCCTCGGCAACGGAGGCAATCTCTGTTGTTGTTGCAGGGATTTCCGTTGACATATCCTTAATGCCTTGCGTAATCTCTGCAAGTTGTTCGTCCGTACCGTCAACCGTTTTGAATACGCCAGTTATAGCGCTTTCAAATTCGATTGAGGCTTTGACACATTCAACAATTTCCTCCGATATTTCTTTGTAGGCTTTTGCAAGCCCTGCGGCCATAAGTGCCGACTTAGCCGCTTCCAAGGCATCAACCGAAGCTGTGCCGTATTTTCTTGCCCCGTCTGCCACTTCCTCTTGTTTCTTTTTGAGGTCGTTCATTTTAGTGGACAGTTCGGCACTCTCCTTTGAGAGATTATCCGTATCAACTCCCGCATCTTTCAAAGCGTTTCCCATTGTTTCCAATTTGGAGGTTTGGTCTTTGAGTGATGCGGATGTTTTTTCAATCTGTTGTTGCTTCGTCAGTAGCTTATTTTCAAGGGAGGAGGAATATCCTTCGGTTTCCTTAATCTCCTTTTGAATGTTGTCGTACTGTTGTTGCAACACCGCTAATTTTGACCGTGTGGCCTCAACCGCGCTCTGCTGCTTTTGGTACGCAGCTATGTCGGATTGAGTTTTAGAGAGGGCTTGTATCTCTTTCTGCATAGAGGCAAGTTGCTGTTGCGCTTTTGAGAATGTTCCGCTAAATGTACCGCCCAACTGTGCGTTGAGCTGAAATAGCATCTCATATTCTTTTCTGCTTGCCATTTATAGCCCCCCTTCGGGTTATGAATTATTTTGCCGTTCGCGGATTTCTGCCTCTATTTCGTTGTTGGCTTTTATCCAGGTTATAATCTCTGAAAGAGAGAGGGAGAGCCAAAACGATACAGGGGTGTTATTGAGTCGCGACATTATAAGGCATTGTTTACGGAGCCATAAGCCACCGTCACCGATTACAATGCCAGACCCATTAAAAAAGAGCGTGCTTTTCCGCGAATCTTGTTATAATCACGCAATGACATAGCGCAGAGAACATCCGAGCCAATTTTTTCGGTACACGCTTTTGCCGCAAGACGAATAAGATACTCGCCCGAAAATTCGGGAGTGATAACCACTTTTCCGAGCGCTGCAATTTCGCCCTCGATTGCAAGGCTATCAGCACCGGTTAATTTATCCCATTCAAAAGTAAGCTCCTCGTAGGTTTTTTCCTCGTAGGTGAAAGGCTTTGCAAATTTGTGAACATACACACTTTTGCTTTCCTTTGCTTCCTTTTCTGCAACTGCAAATTCCTCTGCATCTATAATCTCTTCGTTGGTTATATTGGTTTTCTTTGTATTTTCGCTCATTTCGATTACTCCTTTACAAAATTAGAATTATAGCCCGAAACACTTTTGATGTGCTCCGGGCTATTGTGTTTGATTATTTACCGAGTGCGCTTCTGGTATCTGCCAGGTAGTCAACACCGTTGATGTAGCACTTGAAATTGAGGGGGTCAATTTCTCTGTACTTTTTGCCATCAATGTATGTAGCCCAATAACGCACTGCATATTCTCCGGAACCGTCTCCCTGAGATGCAGGTGCAATACTGCCGCCTTTGTCGACCTTAGGCTGAACAACAAGGATATGCTTAACCGCTCTTGTTTCGATTTCGCCCTTTGTTGTGTTTTCCTCCTGCTGAGCTACACGCAAATCAATAGTATGTCTGCGAGGCTCGGAGAGCTTAATGCTCTGCTTGGTTGTGGTGCGGAAGTTAAGGCCAAGTGTCATTGCATCAAAATGACCTACAATGACAGCCTCAACATTTCCTGCAATACCTGCGCCTGAAATGCTCTGTGTGAGAGCGGTCAAGTCAGGCAGAGTTGCCTTTGCAAGACCGACATACTCACTGCCATCTTCATATACGGCAAAGTTAATAATAGCTTGATCCATTATTCAATCCCTCCTTAACCTAATGCGCTCTGGATGTAGTTGACATCATACTCTGTAACAAAGTCGATTTCCTGTGCAGGAGGCGGAGGCGCAATGTATGTGTGAATCTTAATCTTACCTGCCATAAGGTCAGTAAGCGGATTTTCACTTTCAAGCATTTCACATCTCGCTCCGTACAGATAGCCTTTGCCGACAAGACCGTTCATCCAAATATTAGCCGTATCAAGTACGGTATCAATCAGGCGACGGTTCATCGGGTCGTCAACATTCTTCCAGAAAGTTTTTACCAAAGTGTTGTCTATCCACTTGAACATACGAGAAACAGGGATGAAATAATCTTTTACATCCGTATTTGCAGGATAGCAAGCGGTATAGTTACCCCAAGCAACCCAACCGTTGAAGAAATTAAGCGCCGTTACAACGCCGTTTGCATTCAAGGTGTTTGCCTGTGCAAGAGTAAGGTTGACCTCTGTGCCATCCTCCAAAACAAGACCGTCAATTTTGAGGCCCTTGTTAGAGGGTGATTCATAAGGACATCCCTCGTTCTCACTGTCGATTGTTGCCATAGAGCCGGCAAGCTGAGTTGACATATGGAATTTCTTGTCGCCAAGTTTTCCCATAGGCC